TGTGCTGGGTGTATGACGGGATCCTTTATGTTGAGCATGAAGGTTACGGCTCAGGTGTCGAGATAGACCAGCTTGGCGCAATGTATGAGCGGGAATATCCGCGAGCCAAGGAATATGTCATACGCGCTGACTGCTCGCGACCTGAGACCATCAGCTATGTAGCTCGACAAGGGTTCAAGATTGAAGGGTGTGAGAAGTGGCCTGGTAGCGTAGAGGATGGCGTAACCCACCTTCGCAGTTATGAGCGCATTGTGATTCACTCTCGATGCAAACATGCAGCAGATGAGGCCGCTAGGTATTCGTACAAGGTTGACAAGAACACTGGCGATGTGCTGCCTGATATTGTTGATAAACACAATCATGTGTGGGACGCTGCACGCTACGCCATAGGCCCGCTGATTAAGCGTGAGTCACAACCCATGCTATTCATGCCGTCAAGGTACAGATAAGAAAAGGCCCGTTAGGGCCTTATTGTTTTGGTGGTTCAGGTAATGCCATCCAGTGAGTTACATTTTCAACAAACCACTCTCCGCCTGCATTATTCATGAAGCATTTCCTTCTGGTAATCCATCTGGCTGTGCAAACAATACCGCAATTGCATGCAACTATATACTCATACTCATCACAAGGAGTTTGCACATTGATATCAATCCACTCACTCATCTCACCACCTCAATAATCAACCTGTCACCAGCGCAATCACTCAGGATTGCCACGTTGTCACATTGGAATGTAACGGAAGTCCAGCCTTCTTCAAGCAGCTCGCCGATTGCGTGATGGATGGATTCGTATCTAGTTGGCTCTGGCTCATCAGCCATGCGAAGTCTAGTTGTAATCACGGCTCATTCCTCTCTTTGATTGCCTGCATAACTCGGCGCTTGGCTTCATCCCATATTAAGTCGCCTAGGTAATCTCTTGCACCAAGGTCAACCCAATCTGGCAGCTCAGATTCCAACAATCACTGACATATCGACGACATCATTATCAATGTCATCCATCTCACCCTGCCGCTGCGCGTACTCGTCGGCTTTCATGCTGTTGTAGTCTGTCACTTTTTCTTCTCCACAAAAATCACATCTACACCATCACTGCGCTGCTCCTTGGCGCACGGAGGGGCTTTCAGGCACTTTTCGCCCATGTAATCAAAGGCGCAACCGTGGCAGCTATTTTCAATCTTGGCGGCGTAGGCCACCTTTCCAATCTTGAATTCCATCTCGCTCATTTCGTGCGCTCCAGCTCCGCTAGAAGTGCGTCTGCGCACTCCACGGAATAGGACGCGACATCGTGCATACACATTAATTCACCAGCCTCGACAGCCTTTGAGTTGGCAACGTAACCAGACATAATATGCATCGCCATCATCTCGCGCTTGGTCATTCCGTAGTTCGTTGTTTGAGTAAGATGTGGCCCACCGTTTCCATCAAACCCGCAATCCTCGAATACATCATGTGTTGGCATTGCTGGCATATCTGAGTTTTTCATTACTGCTTCTCCGTGGTGAACCATGCGTCATAGCCCTCTGGTGGATTCTTAGATTGATACGCTGGCTCACAACTCATGCAGTCACTTCCGCATGCGCGATGTCGCTCTTGTGGCAGCCACACTCGATGTCACCATTACACAGTCCATCAAATCCATTCTCATCAAGAAACTTGATGATGATATCTTGAACGTCACTCATACATATCTCCTTCGCTGTTGATGCCTAATCATGGCACCACATTAAAACTATTACAACCCCTCTGTGATAAAATTCATGCATCAATCAGTGGGGTGACAGATGGAACAATCCAGAGCAGAGATTATCGTGAACCAGTGCCAGAGTGCGCTGGAGCGAATCAGGATGGCGCGGGTGAGTCAGGTGATGGGCTCGGACAGTAAGCACGGATCGCTGTATCGAGTGTTTGGCTTGCCGACTGAGCTGACATTCGAGCACAAGAAAAACATGTACGACCGGAACGGGGTGGCAGGTGGCGCGATTGACAAGCTGGCTGGTAAGACCTGGGAGTCATATCCTGAGCTGGTCGAAGGTGAGCCATCAGCCGAAAACAAGGTGGATACGCCACTCGAAAAAGAGCTTCGCAAGTTCTGCAATCGAACAAAGTTATGGCGGGCATTTCGGGCCATGGACACCAAGCGCATGGTCGGCAACTATGCCGCGATGATTCTTAAGATTGCAGATGGTAAGGATTGGAGCCAGCCAGCAACCAACGTACATCCAGACCAAATCGTGGGCTACATGCCAGTGTGGGAATGCCAGCTTCGCGTAACTGACACCGAAATGGATCGCACTTCCGAGCGCTACGGCGAGCCAAAAGCGTGGGCCTATCAGGAGATTATCAGCTATGACAACTCGCTAAACACAAAGCCAGTTCAAGAGGTAAACATCCACTGGACTCGGGTTGTTTACTTCGGCGATGTGTTCACAGATGGCTCAACTAGCGAATTCGGTAACAACCTGCTGGCTCGCGGGTTTAACGCATTCACAGCAATCGAGAAGATAAACCAGTCTGGAGCGGAGGGCTTCTTCAAGAACGCAGCCCGCCAATTGCAGGCCAACTTCTCGAAAGAGGCTCGCATGGACGAAATCGCCCGCATGATGGGGGTGAAAGTCCAAGAGATAAGCGACGCATTCCAGGCCGTTGGGCGAGACCTGAATAGCCAGTTCGACAGCTTCATGGTCACTCAGGACGTGGATGTTAATGCCCTGACGGTATCCATGCCGAACCCGCAAGAGTTCTTCGATTGCTGTCTGCAAGAGGCTTGTGCATCTCTTGGTGGCTTCCCTGCAACTGAGCTAACGGGTCACATGACTGGCGACCGCTCAAGCTCAGAGAACAACAAGGTGATGGCGCAGCTTGCAACCTCTCGCAGAGCTAACGTGCTGGATAATGATATCGAAGACTTCTTCAAGCACCTGTCAGATATCGGATGCTTCAAAGGCGCTGAATTGTCTGCTGTGTGGGATAGCCTGCTCGACACCAGATGGGTCTTGGGCTTGGTGAGCGGTACTACACACCGCAAGAGATTCGCACCGAGTCAGGAATGGAGCCTGAGCCAGCGGATGGATTTGAGGAATTGCCTGAGCCTGAGCAGCAACCTGAAGATGGCATCGAGCAGCAATAATAAAAGCCCCGCAAGGGGCTTATTTACAGGCTTTATCTATCGCCTTAACGGCATCCCTAATTAATCTGCGAGAAACCGTTTTTCCTTTGAACTCAAACCTGCATCTATCAAGGACTCGGTGAAACTCAAACCCATCACCTTTTGCAAATGCAAAATCGCCACTTTTCTTGTATTCAAACATCACCACTCCACCCCCATCGCCAAAATAATACCAGCCACACTTAACGCCAGAATCAACAGGCCTTCGATTGTTGGTTTCACGCGCTCATCCTCGCAACCAATGACTCAAGCTCTCTCATCTTCTCAATGAATCGCCGCGCATCCTGACGCCGCTTGATTGCCTCCATATCCTTGGCATCCCTCCGGCGCTGTCGCGTGTTTGGGAAAATCTTGCTCATAACTCAATACCCTTCATTGCTCTATATGCTCGCAGATACATTATTTCGATTATGACTTGCGCTGTGGTCATTTGCAGGCCACTCCAGCAGCATCAAGCTGATTTGCAACTGCATCTACAATCATACTTGAGCCATCGAATGGATGGATTAGGCAATTTTCTAACGATGGCAACTCAACCACCAGTGCAGCGCGGGAGGCTTGCCATGCCATCCAAAGCTCATCCTCGTGCGCCCTTCCATATTGAGATTGCTCGCTATACCATTTGATAAAACTCTCACGCATTTTCTCACTCATCGCCTTTCTCCTTCATTGCTTGGTCAATCCGCACATCAACACTATCGCTTGAGCCGTCAAAGAAGTCATCTACATAGCACTCGTTGCGGCCAATGTCACGCAACCACCGATACCTTGCTGCATCTCTCTCTGCTTCGCGCAGGCGGGTGATTAGTTCAATCAATACATCTGGGCGCAGAAGGTTGTCTTCCTGCTTGCTCCTGCAATACCAAGGCTTTCTGGCTGCAATTTCAATTTCATTCAAATCAATCACTTCCACTCTCCTTCATCGCCTCTTGCCATCCCCACCATGCCGCCTCAGTCATGCGACTGATGTACTCCCCAATCTCAATCACCTCAAGGTTAACGAATGTAATCCGGCGATTTGCGCGGGTTAATGCCATCATCAGCAAAAGCGTTTGGCTCTGCGCCAACCCTCACTAGCTCATCCCTTGACACAAAAACATATCCACCAATGTTGTCAGCACCGTTATGTCCGCACACCTCAACCTCGCACGGGAACTTAACCAAACCCATACCAAAGTAGTTGCCATCATTCAGTAAAATTGCCTTGCTCATATCTATCTCCTTGGTTGATGTTGATACTATTACAGTTATCTGGCTGGCGGTCAATGGCTTTTGTTGGCAAGAAACCAGGCTTTAGCGAAACCTCTTGGTGTGGCACTGCGGATGTTCTTTGTTCGCTTACTCTTTCCTCCGCACTTCTTCCATCCTGGGTTATCCTTGTGCAGTGGTTCTATCCTTAGCTTTTCCGGCACAGCAGACCCGCCACCAATCCAGATACAGGTATTCTTGTTGTATCTATCTCTGCCTGGGTAAATGTCAGGATAAACAGGGTGCTCGTCACCATCATCGAGATACCCAGCATAATCGCAAGGATTGAAGCTGAAATCAGGCTTCCGGTACATAGTGCTCAATGCGCCAACTGGGTTCTCAAAGCCCCACTTGCAATCAAGCGCCTCGCCAACGTGACGAACTAGATCGCAAAGAGCTATCGCATCATCCTGGAATTTTGGGTTTTCAGCTCGTTTGCGCACCCAGTGCTTTGCCCCTGCCACCGTTAGGTCTGTACACTCTGGGAACCCGAACACCATTTCAACTCCATCTCCGACTAGAGCCGCAATGGTGGCCGCCTGATGCCCAAGCCCAGATGGATAGAACGCACCAGCACTCGTACCCTGCATCAATCCACGGCTGAGCCATAAGCCCAGTATAGTCATAAAGGAAAATAGCTTTTTTCATGTAACCCTCCGATTCAGTGATAATACTATTACATCTTTACTGGTGATGGTAAATGCTAAAATGAAGAAAATTGCACAGAGGATTTCAACTTGGCCTTTCCTAGCCCAAACATTCTAGACCCAACCCAGCAGAAAGGACGCGAGAAGCGAGCCTATGCCGATTTCCGCCGCAGGTTGCGAGCTATCAACACCGAGATTCAGGAGCAAGTAATCGACCAGCTCCAGCCGCGAGAGATTGCGGTTAATGGCCTCCGCGCTTACCTGCTCAATGCCGAGAGGGTTTACATCTACGAGCTAGACTATCTCCAACTGAGGCGCATTGATGAGACCATCGCCGAGATAATCCAGCGAATCATGATGCAGCGTGGCGAGCAGTGGGATTTGTGGTTCCAGGCTTACACCGCCGAGGCATACCAGCAGGGAGCCGCCTATGCCCAATCATCCCTGGCAGTGCAATCAGCAGTATACGCCAGCGCCTACAGCAACATCGAATCCGTACTGTTCACGCCAGAATATCAGCGCAGGATTGCCGTGGTTACATCTCGCACCTTCAACAGCATGGAGGGCTTCACGGATGAGCTGATAACCACCACGCGCAGGATACTTGGTGACACTATCGCGCAAGGCAAATCGCCACGGTGGGCCGCGCAACAGCTCAAGGGCTACCTGGTTGACACCGAAGGCACTCAAGCCAAGGCTGCAAGCAGAGCTGCAACAATCGCACGAACCGAGCTGGGAGTTGCCTATCGCTCCGCCGTGATGGATGAATCGCAACGTGCGAGTGAATCGCTGGGACTGGTCACTAAGCTGCTTTGGGTGTCTGCGCTACTCAGCACCACACGCCTCGATCATGCAAGTCGCCACGGAAAAACATACACAAGAGCCGAGGTTACAGATTTCTATAGCAAGCGCGGCCAAGCAATAAACTGTAGATGTAGCCAGACACCTGTCGTTGTTGATGAAAATGGCGACGCCTTTGCCAAGAAGATCTTCGAGAAGATGGCAAAGCAAGAGGAAAGGTGGATGCAATCTCAGGGCATAAAGAAGTCCGCTTGATTGTGTTAAAATTCATCATCACCCACAAAATAGGTAACGACCATGCAAGTAAACGGCGGCGGTAACGGCAAGCAACGTCAGAAGATGCAAGAAGAGGCGCAACAGGCTTTCGCCAAGCGAGAGGAGCAGCTTAAGCAGATTCAGAATGGCGGCGGCAATGGCAAGGTTCGCCAAAAATGAGCCTCAATGACTGGCTGATGGTCGCGACACTGGTTGCCGCCGTAGCCACTCGCTGGTGGGTGGTGGCCGGGCTGGCTGCCACCTATTGCGCCCAGTCTGCCATTGACTACGCTGGATGGCTCGATGCTTACGGGTATTATCTTTCCGTGGCTATAATTAACGCGCTATTCGTGCTCATAATCCACCTGCAATCTCCGGTGTCACGCCAACTTCGTACAGCCCAGGCCATCAGCGCACTGTTCATTCCAGTGCAGGTTGGCGGCATGGTCATGTGGTACTTGTACGAGCCCCCATTGGTTTATAATGTAGCCTGCTCGGTGCTTTACATGGCGCTAATCACAACAATAATTTCACGGGATAAAAAGCGTGC